GACTGGTCCTTTTGTGTTTTCCCCTCCTGTTGACTCCTCCTCTTTTCTTCTTGATTGTCACAATTTTGATGATCCATTGTGTGTTAAATTTGTCGCTTTAAAGGAACCTTTCAAAGTCCGGGTTATAACTACCGGGCCCTGCAAGCAGTACTACCTCGCTCGTTACCTTCAGAAGGCCACTCATGGTCGTCTGAGGAACCACCGAGCTTTTCAATGCATCGGTCGGCCACTCGACGCCGGTGTTTTGTCATTCCTTAAGTGCTACACCGGGGACTTTGTCTCTGGCGACTATAAGGGTGCGACCAATGGACTCTCTAAAGAACTTATCGATCTTGCAACTGCCCGTATTGCAGATAACGGCGGTTTCTCCTCCCAACTCAAGTCTGTTTATATGGACACTATTACCAATCACCGTTACTTTCATCCCTGCTCTACATGTGGGATGCATGGTCAGCTTTCCTCCTCTTTCAAATGGGTTGGAAATAGTTTTTCCGGTGGTGACATTTTAAATTGTCCTGATCCCTGCCATGTCCAAAACAATGGCGGTCATATGGGGTCTCCTGGTATGTTTCCAGTTCTCTGCCTGCTCAATGCTGCCTTGACCCGGGCTTCTTTTGAGTATGATGGTTCAAGCCTTAGGCTCGACCAAATTCCTATGTTAATTAATGGTGATGATGTTCTCTTTCGACTCAAGTCCCAGAGACATTACGACATCTGGAAGAATCTTACCTCCAGAGGCGGTCTCGAGCCCTCTATCGGGAAGAACTATGTTTCAAACGAGTTCTTCACCATGAATAGTCAGCTCTATACTATCCACCATGACTATGAGTTTGGTCAACTTTGGGAGCGCTATGACAGGTTTTACCCCGTCAACCTTGCACTCCTGAACGCTGAATCACCTTGTGTCCGAGACTTTGACAAGAAGCAACTCCTTGGCGCCTCTGAGCGTGTGGAATATCCCTCCGTTGCTGGCATTTATGCCAAGCTTATGGAGGGTCAATCACGATCTTTGCTTCCTGGATTAAATTCCCAATTCCATACGGCCTGGCGCCGTGTCTTGAAAAAGTTCTCATCCTACTCCTTTCGATATGTTCCTTCACATTTGGGGGGCCTCGGCCTCTCACCCTATTATCTTTCTAGCAATCAAAAGAATTCCCACTTACCCCCTAAGATCCGCTCTTGTTTAAACTTCATGCATAAGGATAAGAATACCTTTCTAAAGGTTAATCGTCTGCTGAAGCAAGATCGGAAGACTGGCGTGGAAAGTTTCTACAATCAAACTCTTCGTGGGGTTTCCCCCCTCCTAGATAAATTACCTATTGAGACTGATGAGCTATTCACACCCTCTTCCTCAGATGCCTGGGACTCTATTATGGCAAATGAGCTTGGTCGTCATTACTTCTCTGAAAAAGAAAACAACGTTGAGATTGAAGATATCGTGCCTCTGTCATTGGATGACGAGCTCCGCGAAATCTTTCAGTCTCTTCTGGATAAGGTTCCAGTGGATGAGTCTTGGGATTTTCTTAATCCCCGACCATCTTGTAAAAGCGTCGGTCATATGGCCCCTCGGTCATCGATGTCCTTAACCTGTCTGTCTCCAGTTTGGCAACTGGTCCAGACGTTGTGCTAGACTACCCCTCCTGACTACTTTGACACTCTCTGTTAAGCTGTTGGATTAAATCCGAACTTTAGGCTCCGTTATGGGCCGATCCGGTTTCCCCGCTTAAGGTTGTCAAATCTATCTCACGAGTTGGCGTCCTGCCTGCCTCGAGTCGTTCTTGATGCACATGGAGCACTGTG